TCTACATTGAGAATGGAGCATAAAGTATCTGGAGCAATGATTGATGTAAAAGTAAAACCAGTATTTTTTGCTGGTATTGAAACACGAGACCCTAATTCAGGGAAAGTGCACAAGTCAGTTACATGGATGCAAGAAGTATATTGGCAATTTGAGAAGTCTTTATCAAGAATTAAAGCTAGAACATTAATGTTTGGTAAAACAAACCGTGATGAAAATGGTAGATTCTTAAATAAAGGAGCTTCAAATATTGAAATCAAAGCTGGTTCTGGTATTAGAGAACAAATGGAAGTGAGTAATACTACTCATTACAATAACTTCTCAATTAGAATGCTAGAAGATTTACTATCTGAATTAGTAGAAGGTAAATTAGATTTCTCTGAACGTAAGTTTATGTTACGTACAGGTGAAAGAGGAGCTGCACAATTTCATAGAGCAGTAACTCAAGAAGTTTCAGGATGGAAAGAAGTAGGATTTGATAATACAGGTACCAATGGTATCCAAAAAACAACTTCTAAATTCCACTCTAATTCTTATCAAGCAGGATTCCAATTCACAGAATGGAGAGCACCTAATAACATTCATGTAATGTTAGAGGTAGATCCTATGTATGATGATAAAGTAAGAAACAAGATTGTACATCCAGATGGAGGTGTAGCTGAGTCTTACAGATATGACATCTTATACATTGGTTCAATGGAAGAGCCTAATATTCAGAAAATTAAAGTACGTGGTGACGATGAGTTACGTGGTTACTTAGCTGGTATTAGAGATCCTTTCTCTGGACGTAGAGGTGGAGTTATGCAACATATGGAAGATTCTGCAACTATGAGTGCTATGTGTGGAACAGGCGCAATGGTGAAAGATTCATCTAGAACTGCAACATTAAAACCAGCGATTTTGGCATAAACCAAATAGGTAATAAATAGAGTTTTTAAAGGGTGTACTTGAAATATAAACACCCTTTATTTTTACAATTAATTTAAAAGGGAGAAAATTATGGGAGTAAAGGAAAAGGTTAAAAGTACCTTTGAATTACCTAGCGAGGTAGTAATCGTTAAGTTTATTAAAAGGAAAAAAGGTCTTGCTGCAAATGTAGAAGACAATCATGTTATTTCTGGTGGAATGCTATCAGGAGCAAAAATAAAATACTGCGCACCGTTAGAGCGTAATGGTGCAATAGCTAATGTACTAACAAAAGAAGAAAAAGATTTCTTAGAAGAAAGATTAGGTGGCCAGAACTTATCAGTTTATGGGCCATTCTGGAAAGATTATTTTGTATCTCTTTATAAGGATGATGCAGAAAATCGTTTTGATTTAAGTAATCCTTTAGATTATATATCTATTAAAGTTCTATTATCTTGGACTAATGAAGTAGCCCCAGATTGGAAATCTCGAAATGACAGATCAACTTATAGATTTGTAATTACAAGAGAGAACGAAGAATTTAAAGAAAAGAAAGCAAAACTTGATGTTAAGAAAACTGCTTTCAAATTATATGGTAAGATAGAAGATGACAGAGAGAAATTACTTGGAGTTCTTAAATTACTATCTAATCAACCAATTTCAGCAGATTCTAAATTAGACTGGATACAAGGAAAAGTAGAGGAAGTATTAGATACTAAACCATCTGTCTTTTTACAAGTATTACAAGATCCTTCTTTAGATGTTAAAATGTTAATAAATAACGCAGTAGACGCTAATATTATTCAAGTAAAAAGTAATAAATATAAAACTATTGATGGGTTAGATTTATGTGAAGCAGGACAAATTGCTTCATTTGATAACGCTGTAAAGTATTTACAGAATCCAAAAAATCAGGAAGTTAAATCTTTATTAGAGGCTAGAATAGATAATTCTAAATAATAATGACAGTAACGGAATTTTCAAATGAATTTGATATTGCCTATAATAGTGTTGCAACTAATGCAGCACCAGGTATAGACTTATATGAGAAATCAGTATTTTTAACAAAAGCTCAAGATGAGTTGGTTAAGAATTACTTTAATCCCAAAGGTAATAAATATCAGGAAGGATTTGATCAGAATCAGAAACGTCAAATTGATTTTTTAAATTTAGTAAAAGTTACAGAATTAACCTTAAGTGGTGATAACATAATTAATACAACCATTAAACTAGATCAGAGAAGTAAGTTATTCTCAATACCTAATGACATTTTATTTATAACAAATGAAAGTGTTAATGGTAGTATTACTAGTGTTGATAGTGGTAATGGTAGAGTTCATAGTATTAGCAAGATAATAAATGTGATAGCTATTAACTTTCAAGAGTATTCTAAATTTATGTTAGCACCATATAAACTTCCTTACAAAAACCAAGGGTGGAGGTTAATTAATAATGCAGGTCCCAGTCATGTTTTTGAACTGATTGTAGACCCTAATTTAGTTGTAACTAGTTATGTATTAAAATATATTAAAAAACCATCTCCTATTATTTTAACTGATCTAGTCAGTGAATTTAGTGGGGAGGGTTTAACTATAGAAGGACAGACAGCTGCTCAGACATGTGAGTTAGATGTTATTGTTCATCAAGAGATTCTACAGAGAGCTGTTGAATTAGCTAAATCATTTTATCAAGGTAATGCTAATTCTATTGTTGAATTAGGTAAAAGAAGTGAATAATGACAACAGATGAATTTTCTAATGAGATGGATGCACGTCTAGGTAAGTATGATCTTATTTTAAATGAATATGAAAAATCTATTTATTTAACTGTAGCTCAAACTAACTTAGTAAAATCTTATTTTACAGTAGGCATTGAAAGATCTTCTAAATTAAGAACAGATTTAAAAGAGCTAATTCAGAATTATATATCAGAAACTAAAATTGTATCTTCAAATAATATTTCTGATGATTCTAAGTTTTTTAAGGTTCCAGACAATGTATTTGTAATAATACAAGAACAATGTAATATTATATCAGATGATGATTGTATAAATGGAACATTAGTAGATGTTGTGCCTAAAACACATGATGAATATAATACACAGAGTAAGAATCCATTTAGAAAACCAGATTCATCTATAGTATGGAGGTTAGATTATAACAGCCAGGGTTCTGTAGATGGTAATGTAGAATTGATAAGTTCTTACGATATATCTAAGTATAGAGTTAGATATATTTCTTATCCAGAACCTATTGTATTAACAAATTTAAGTACAGGTTCTTTTGGAGAAGGACTATCAATAGATGGGGTAACTACTTATCAAACATGTAAACTAGATGAAAGTATACATAGAGAGATTTTAGATATAGCAATTGGGTTAGCAATGGCAGATTATAAACCACAGACTGCCCAACCTAAAAAATAAGATCAATCAATATAACGAATAAATAATAATAATAATTTTTAAAACAAAACAAAATGAGTATTTTTGGACACAACCAAGTAGGAGAGCTTATTATAGGGAACGCAGTAGCAGCAGAGACTACTATTGCAACCTTTATTGCCACTGCTTCAGACAAAGAAATCAAAGTATTATCTGCGGATGGTACAGCTCCAGCAGCTGGAGCAGACTTTAAAGTTCTACAGAGTACTGCAGGAAATGCAGCTAAAGGACTAAATTATGAATTTTCAGATGTAATCAAAGCTAGTAAAGTGGAGAGTGTAACTCTTGCAACCTATTTAGCAGAAACACAAAAGGCTGTTACAGTTAGTGGATTTACAGGAAATATAGTAGCTAATACTACATATTCTACAGAGGTTAGAATTTACAATGATGGCGGATCTTTATCTCCTGAAAACTTTGCAGTTGTTTCTGGTTACTATGTAACTGGATCTAGCATTGTAGGAATTACAGATCAAATTATTCAAGATGGAATTATAGCTTCATTGAATTATAATCTTACTAAGCGTGGAGCTTTTGAGGTAACAGTTGTTACTATAAATGCAGATAGCTTTAGTGTAACAGGGCAAGAACAAACAGTTGTTCCTGGGAAAATTGTAGGTAAGCAAATTGAATTTGATGTAACTGCAAAACAATTCTTGAACAATGCTGCCGTACAAGAAAATTTAGGTTTATTAACAGCAACAACTACTGCTAGTAATAACCCTGGAAAATGTACAGGTAAATATGCTGTTAATTTAGAATGGTTTAATAAAGGATATAAGTATGAAGCTTATCGTCAAACTGGGTATCCAGCAGACTTTGCATCTCCATCTTATGCAAGTGCAGCAGGTATTTATAATGCTGTTCATATTAAATATTTTGAAGATAGAATTTCTCCTAATGTAGAGAAACAATATAAAATTCTTACTATC